GCGATAACCGCCGTAAATGATAGTTTTTTTAGCATGCTATTCTTTCATCGCCTTATCTATGGCTTTAATCAAATCATTTTTGTATATTGGGCTTTGAATTTCAACATTTTTGCGCAAATAATGTTGACCTTGAACGAATCCGCCGTTCCGGGTGCGGTGCCCCTCCTCAACATGCGGCGCATACTCTTTCGTGTAGCCGAATTCATTAGGCTTGTAAAAACGGCTTTCCATTAACTCACCCGTATCAAACGGTGTACCTCCGCCTGCTGGACCGATGTGCCCGGCACGATTATACATTTGCACGGCTTGCTTTTTTGTGACTGCTTCAAGCCTTATGGAATTAAGCGCCTTGAGTTTGCGCTCAAGCTCGCCGTAACCGAATTGAAATTCAATCATGCTCATTTCTTAAATGCCTCACAATTCGCAAGCATAAATCTGCCTGCCGTTGTTGTTTGCTTCACTTCGTATTTTTGGCCGAGGCAGATTATAACCTCACAATCCGCAAGCACTGCTGCGGTTGTTCTGAGCAGCAGATTTCGGCTTTTATCGCTCACCTGCCTGCCCTCTAAGGCTATAAGCGAATCCGTTAAGGGTGCAAACCGTGCCGGCACAGCAGTATACTCGACGAGCTGCTCAATAGGATTGTCCAGCTCGTCTGCGCCGATTTGTTCGGTCTTCATAAGGTGTGCTTTAATCCACATCATAAGAATTGCACCCCCGACGAATTCTTTTGATTATACTCAGATATTTCCGAGGCATATTCATTCAGAACATCTTCAACAAAATTTACGGAAACGCCGCCGTCGCTTTCCGATGAAACGCCCTCATAGTAATATCGTCGATATAGCTTAATAACCGCATCAACTGCTATCGATGCAAACATATCCGGCAAGCGCTGCGCATGCAGCCTTAAGCATAAGCGGTTGCACACGGTGCTGCTCCAGTGCCGAAGCCATGCTTCGGACGGGGTTATTTCCTCTTCCTCGAGCAATCTTCTTGCTTGTTCTAAAACATCATCCGCCATTACAGCCGCCCTCCTTGATTATTACTTGCTTGATTTTGCCGGTTGTGTTTCTGCCTGTGTTTCTGCCTGCGTTGCCGGCTTAATTGTTACAACGGAAATGCCGTCAACATACTCTGCCATGAGCTTAATGCCCATAAGCGCATAGCTTTCACTCTGTGCGTAATCATACGATCCCTCGGTATGGAAGCCGATTATAGGCAAATCGCCGTCCGTAGTATATGCAAGCCCTGCCTTTGCAAATTCGCTGTCTGCCGGATCCACATAATACATAATGATGTTGTTAATCGGTGTAGCTTCAACTTTACCCTTTGGCACAGATGAACTGATGAACATTACATCGGCACCGAGAAAATCCTTAACATAGCTCATGCCGAACGCGCTCTGAGTTGTGATAGCCGCAGAGCCGAGATACTGATATACATCAAGCGTGTTGGCAAACACAGCAACACCTGTTGCAGCACGGCCGAGCTGCTGGAATTTGTTTTTCACTTGGCCTATCGCCATGGAAACAGCCATTTGAAATGTGGATTGCTCACTCTTAAGAGTGCCGGTGCCGAGAAAATCGTAAAAATCACCCGTTACCTTATTTGCAAGCAGGGTGCGAAATTCATCATCACACTTTGCAACAGCTACATCATAGCCGTTGGCGGAAATTGCTTCAAGCGTTACAGCTTTGGCGTACTTGGATATAGCAATCGGGCCGAGGGCTTCCGATTTTGCCTTAATTTCGGAAAACGGAATTTTTTCGCCCTCGCCTACCGCACCGCTCTTGAGCGTTCCCGAAGCTGTTGTTTTATACAGTGTTGTGCCGTTTGCCTTTTTAATCGGCCTGCTGATGCCGAGAATATCAAGCAGGGGCTGAATTGATTTAGTGAACGATGTTACGAAGTCTATTTCCCTTGCCTGAGCAGTTATGCTTGCGGTGGTGGTTACACCCTCCTGCGCAGCGAAAAGCTGCAGATTAAGTTTTGTCATTATTTTTTACCTCCAAATAATTCAATGTTTTCGGCAATCGCCTGTTGGCGCGCTGCCGGGTCTTTAATTTTTAGGATATCATCCTTGGTGATATGCTTTTCCGAGCCTGTTTTCGGCTCTTTGCCGCCGAGCTTCTTTTTAACGGCGGCAGCAACGGCATTATTAAAAGCTTCTGTAAAGCCTTTTATTGCCGCATTTGTCTTTTCGGCATCGGTTGAAACAAGCATTGCGATAACATCGTCGGCAATGCTTATATCCTGCTCTGCAAGCATTTTGCGCGCAGTGCTGCTCATTTTGCTGAGTGCTTCACGCGCTTTATACTCTGCGAGCTCTTTTTGATATTTATCGCGCTCATATTCTGCCTTTTGCTGTGCGTTCATATCCGCAAGTTTTTTTGCTTCGTCAACCTCCGCGTCCTTTTTCTTTATCCATTCCGCTTTTTTGGCAGCGATAATCCTGTTAAGGTCATCATCGGTGTACTTCGCAGGTGCTCCTCCCGCCCCGTTATCATTTCCTTGCGTTCCTCCCTGCTTGCCCAGTTCTGCCTGATTTTGTTTGCTGCCGTCGTTGCCCGGTTCCGCTTGATTTTGTCCGTCGCCGTTTTTCGGCTC